CCACCATGTGGGGGCACCTTGGTAAACCCCTCCCCAAGAGGTGGTGCTATTCATAAGTGACGCATATTTAAGTGCAAAGGAGGAAACGTATTATGACTTACCATAAACTTCAGTCACAGACTGATTATATGTGGGCCGGGGATACCGAAGATGGAGTTAATACCTATCCAGTTAATGGTAGGTACCATCAAATTACTCGGTATTCTAGGCACGTATATCGTGGTCTCCGAGCTCAGAAGAGGATCGTTTATGATTCCAAAACTGGGCAGTACTCGTACGACGCTCATTTATGGGTGCCCATCCCAAGTTGGAGGCCGGATCTGGGAAGCGATGCTTACCATTTAGCACAGTGTATCGTTAAGATGCACAATGCATTCGATTCGGTTCAACTTGCCAAGGACTTGGCTGAGGCAGCAACGGCAACGGCGCGTTTCTTTAAAAGCGTACCTGCGTCTATTCGCTACCTTAGAAAGGGCAATTTTGCTAAGGCTTATACATCCTTAGCTGGGAGCTCTACGGTTAGGCAAAGCATTCCTGCGACTTATCTTCAGTATCAGTGGGCTGTAAGACCCTTGATATCTGAGCTTGAGGAGCTATGGGAAAAGCTTTCCCCGAAGAATACTCCGTTGTTTCGTGTTTCAGAAGCATCGGGTAAATCAGATAGAATGACAGGGACCGTAGATTTTCATGTCTACGATCAAACAATAACAACGCAGTATAAGCGGACTGCAAATAGATCCGCCAAAGCTGTTCGTTATTTCCGACATTCCATTCTTGATTCTCAGGGTTTTCACTTTAACCCGCTCGGCGCCATATGGGACGGAATCCCTTGGAGCTTTCTAGTAGATTGGTTCGTACCAGTCAGCGATGTGCTTAAAGGCATGTCGTACAGTATTCCCGGCTGTGTAGCTGGGTTCGACAACTTACGTTACGAACTCAGAACCGAGATAACGGGAGTTTACCCGTATGAGGTATGGGTGGGTAACCACCGATATAGCATAAGGTTAGAGTACCCGGAGAGTAATTTCCGAGTATTCGACTTTAGGCGCATACCGAATACGTCCACTTCTTTAAGCGGCGCACAGATCAATGAACTTTTATGGCATAGTCCAGCTGGACTTACCCTAAAGAGGTTATTGAATCTTTTTAATGTCGCATGGGTATTTGCTTCACGCAAATAATTATTATTTTTATAGACCGTAAAGTCTTAAAACTTCCATTTGGAGGGCCTATGGCTCAAATTTCAAATATTGTGATCAACAATCACACAGCTGATGTAACTTTTGTTCCGATGTCGAAGGACGGCCTTGACGTTCGTTGGAGTAATCCACAAACATCTTTGGACCTGTCACCTCGTATTCAAGCAATTGGGCACCAGGTAATAACTGGCACTAATCGCAAGTTCGAAATACGGTTAACATTGCCGTATGAATGGACCTCGCCTAACGGTATTAAATCTACGAAACTTGCTCTTTGTAAGATGCAGTTTTCGTTACCGCAGGAGACCGCTACCGCAGACATAACTGCCTTAAGATATATGGCAAGTAATCTGCTTCAGAATGGTATCATGGCTGATGCCATTGATAGTGGTGCATTACCTTACTAGTTTAGCCAGGAGGTATTTAAAATGCTATCAGTAAAAGACGACCTTCCGGGTCATCTCAATCTACCACAGGTAGTGAGACTGAACAGAACTAAGTACGATAACCTAAAAAAGAAAGTTATCGCTTGCACAAACAAGGACCTCGGAGTAGACCTGCAATATGGTCTGCTACCAACCTTTGAATTGGATGAATTCCTTGAATACTGTGACGCCTTGAATAAGGATATTGTTGTTAGATATCCCGATTTTGAGACAAACACTGTAAGAAAGAAGATTCCTCCGAAGACTAAGGCCGAATCCGACGCGCTCGCCGACAAAACCTTTAAAAGCTATATGGCTTCAGTTGATGAAGCATTCTTTATAGCTAACGGTCTCGTTAAGCGTTTGCACGAAGGTGAGATTCTTGAACTCGACTACCGGCGTATTTTTGATAAAGCCGGAGATATAGTTGAGCGTGCTCTTAGTAATGTACCCTTCGAACCCCAGACCCGTTTCTTTTATGGGCCTGGCGCTTCGCTAAGTGGATTTGAGTTCGACGTTACCCCAAAAGGGCAGCCGAGAACATATAAATCACGTCTTGCGAAGTTGTCGTCACTTGCCGGGGAGTTGGACGATCTCGAATTGTTTTTCGAGCCATCTCTCGCTGAGCAGATACGCCAAACAAGCGTCTACTCTTCGTGGTCTTGGGATAAACTTCACCAAGTACCTAAGAACGCCGACAAGAATAGGGTGATAACTATAACCTCCGTTTTGCGTAAAGCTAAACAGAAAGGTATAGGCGAATGGATACGCAAAGCGTATCGGAGCATAAGGTCTTGCAATATCAATCATAATCTTGATACATGCGCACGCGATCATCAAGTTCTAGCTTGGATAGCATCCAAGACAGACTTTTTTGATACTTATGACTTCTCATCCGCATCGGATAGAATTACTTTTCCGATTTTGGAAGAGGTTCTGCTGGGGAAACCCAGACCCAATTGCCAAAAGCTTTGGGACATGATGCAGAGGTCATCGAGTTTAGGCTTTGAATGGAAGGGGCAACGGTACACGTACCGGAGCTTTCCTATGGGATACTCGTTCACTTTCGAACTAGAATCCCTCATATTCTTTGCTTTAACTGTCGCATTTCTCTTGAACTGGGGCTTTACATTAGATGAGGCTCCATTAGATAATTGCATTGCATATTTAGTCTCTACGTACGGTGACGATTTAATAGTCGCTTTAAGTAGAGCAAGGAAGTCTTTTGAGCGGTTCTTCGGATCGATCGGATTTAAATTGAACGATGAAAAGTCGTTCTCGATCGAAACGTCGTTCCGTGAGAGTTGCGGCGCTGACTTTAATGCCGGCACCTTCGTCCGAGGTTTTTATGTTAAGACCAGGCACCCTACAATAAGGGATTTCCTGAGAATAACAAATTTTACCAAGGTCAACTACAATGTTACGGATTCGTTCCTTAACACGCTTCCTTTCTATAGGAAAATCAAGTCAGCATACGGGCTTAACCTCTGTAAGCTGTCAGTGAATAAGCTTATCGGTCGAAATTCAATTTTCACCAAGGACGTTCCTGTATCCGTTTTATTATCGGATGAGGACACTGTTCCTAAGTTTATTTTACAGTACAGTCAAACACGCAGGTCTAAAACCTGGCTTGACGCACATCTCTTGTTCGACACAGATTATACTCTGTTGACAGCCGGAGAAGACGAAAGTGAGCATGCTTTCTCATTTTCAGACACAGAAACAGGCGATACACTAAGGCTACGGTCGATCACGCGGAATGACGGTAATTTCTTCATGAGATTATCCGAATCCTGGGTGGACGATCTGATCCTTAAGTATGACCCAGATCTGGTGCTACTATAGATGCACAGCCCCATATTGGGGCGGTCCTTATATCTAGCAG